GGCGGGGATTTTGGCTGGTTATAACAATGAGGTTCTGATGGGGCATAGTGCTCGTGTCAGGCGTGAACTGGATGGAGGTGTTGTCTGATGGATCGGGATATCGAGTTGGATCGTAATGAGGCTCTGCGACGGCAGGCGGATGCGCTGGAGCGAATCGCAAACAAGATGGAAGGTCCGGATAAGGATGCCTCGTTTGGTGACGGTCCCGTGCGGCTGACGGAAGAGCATCGCCTGGTCGATGAGGATGCAGCACCTCGCGTGATTCCCCATTGGCCGGTGGGTGTGAAGTTCGAGGATGGTACGCCGCGGGTCTACAACAAGATCTGGTCAAGTCAGGCGGGCCTTTCGTCTTTTGGTCCGCAGGGTCAGCCGAACTGGACGCGGCCGTAAAATGCTCACCCAAAAGGACATGGAAGCTTTTGAGCGGGGTGAAATTACCCCGGACAGGCTCATGTCGCTGCAACACGCCTTGGCATCGAGAGCCGATACCGCTAGACATTTGGCATCTGGGGACATTGATGAACGTTATGCGGCGTCGCTCAGGGGAAAGGCTAAAGGTTACTGGGAAGCGATGCAACTTGTAAATGCAATTCTCAACGGAAAGCCGATGAAGAAACCTGGTTGGTTGACCCGCTAGACTAGAGAACATAAACACCAGCCCCTCTGCTGCAAGGTACGGGCTGGTTTTCTTTTGCCCGCTAAGATGGGGACATGGGTACGCTGGAGGAATCGCCGTTCAACAAGCATCTGGTCACGATGTATAAGGACCACATGAGTATGCAGGAAATCGCTCAGCAGACGGGGCTGTCGGAGCCTGACGTGCTGAGGCAGATTGATGCTCTCATTCAGTCGCGTGACTTCCTCGGTCGAAAGGCGAAGAGGCGTCTGCTTCAAATGGAGTTGGAGGAGATGTACTATTCCGCCGCTGCACGAGTGAAGGATGCAACTGATAAGAACGCGAGCGGGATCTACAACGCCGTCCGTAACGCTTTCGAGGCACTGGTGAAAGAGTGGGATAAGCAGGATGCCGAGGAGCGCCAGGATGTGGACGCAATCAGGGATTCCTACTACCGTATGTTCCTGTCCATTCATGAGAAAGCTGCGGAGAGGCTGATTGGTCGCCTGGAGGGTAAGTACGATATCGACGGTGACGCGGTGCGGGAAGAGTTCAAGTCTGTTGTGATGGAGATTGCTCGCGAGGCCGACGAATGATCTTCGGTTCGATTGCGGAGCGCGCTTTTGAGGAACAGGAGCGCATTGAGCGGGCCAAAGAGTATCTGACCGACCCGGTTGGCTGGGCCAGGGACTTTCTGGGCGTATACCTGTGGTCGAAGCAGGCCGAGGTTGCGATGAGCCTGGTGACGGACAAGAATGTGGTGGTCAAGGCGGGCCACGAAGTGGGGAAGTCCTTCCTGGCGGGTCTGCTGATCTGCTGGTGGGTGGATGTCCATTGGCAACTGCCTGGTGGCTGCTTTGTGGTGTCCACGGCTCCGTCTACTAAGCAGATCAACGCGATTGTGTGGCGTGAGGTTCGGCGTTTCTTCAATGTTGCGGAGGAGCGCTACAAGAATGGGCTGGTGGATCACAAGCTTCCCGGTTACATCACCTCCGATGCTCACTGGCGACTTCCGGATGGTATTGAGCTGGGTTATGGCGCGAAGCCCCCGGACGCGAAGAGCGACACAATGTCGGGTATCCACGCGCGCTACGTGCTGTCGGTGGGTGATGAGGCGGTAGGTCTTTCCGAGGAACTGATTGGCGACCTTGGTAACATCACGTCCAACGCTACTTCTCGACGTTTCCTCATTTGTAACCCGACGAACCCGCTTTCGTATGTGGCGAAGATCTTCAAGCGTCAGACGGGCACCTGGAGGACGCACTCTATCTCGGTGTTGGACTCTCCGAACTTCCATGAGGGTGGCGAGGGTTTGCCGGTGGAGATTCTGGAGACCCTGGTTGACCAGTCCTATGTGGATGATATGGCGAGGGACTATGGGGTCACGTCCCCTACCTATATTTCGCGTGTGCTGGGAGAGTTTGCCTGGGATATGGGTTTCACGCTTATTAGGCCGGAGGATGTTGCGGTCGGGTTGGATTGCGAGATTGAGCCGAGTCTTGAAACGTTGCCCCGGCTGGGTGTGGACTTTTCGCGGTCGAAGGCGGGGGATAAGAACTCGGTCTATTCGTGGCATGACGGCAAGTTGCGCTATGTGGATTCGTGGAATGAACCGAATGCACTTCGCACGGCCGAGAAGGTTGATGGGTACGCCCGCCAGTTCGGGGTACGGGAAGTTCGCGTTGACGGTTCCGGTCTAGGTGGTCCGATTGCCGACTATCTGCGCCGGATCGCTGAGGGGCACTATCTGGTGATTGAGATGTTGGGTGGCGCATCATCTCCCGATAGGTCTCGCTGGTTCAATGCCCGCGCTTACTGGTATTGGCATTTTCAGGATCGTCTTTCTCGTGGTGAGATCGATGTCGATGAGACCGATGATGTTCTCCAGCAGGAACTTCAGGGCATTGAGATCAAGAAACGGATCTCTGGGGTGGACAATCTTCTGATCGAGTCGAAGGAAGATATGCGCAAGCGCGGTGTTGGCTCTCCTGACCATGCCGACGCTGCCATCTATGCCTCGGCTGATCTTGAATGGCTGACCGAGGACCCCATGGCTGGCGCGAAGCAGGGCGAGCGGGTCGGCTTTGATCCGGAGTATTTCTTGGAGGAGGAAGATTTCGCCGCTATGCCCTGGTAATGACCCGCTAAACTGGTGTAATGGCTACAATTGATCGTTTTTCTGACCCGGAACCCACCGAATTTGAGGCGTTGCAGTCTCAGGTGGTTGCTCTGCGGGAGCAGTTGGAGTCATCCAGCGAGGAACATCAGATCCAGTTGGAAGAGTCGATCCGCAATCTGGACATGTATCTCGATTCCCGCGGTTGGACTTCTCTCTACGGGGTGACCGAGTCGGAGGGTCCGGAGTTGGATCAGCTTCACGAGGCCTCGCGTCGTATTCGCGAGATGGTGGCGATGAACTCCTGGGTCAAGAACGGCCTGAAGCTGCGCACTCACTACGTGTGGGATGGTGGTATCCACTACGATCTGGAGAAGATTCCCGGCGTCAAGCGTGGTCGCGGCGTTGATGTCCGCGCACGCATGGATAAGCAGGTCAACAAGCGTAACTTCTTCTCCCAGTCGGCCAGGGAACTGCGGGAGTCTGCCCTGTACTGTGATAGCCAGGTTTTCTACGTCGGGGATGACGTGGATTACAGTATCCGTCCGGTAGCTATTACGGAGATTACTGCAGACTACCGTAACCCGGACTTTTCGGATGAGATTTGGGCTTATCGGAGATCTTGGACGACTTTCCCTCCTGGACAGAAGACGGGTATTGTCAAGAACGAGTGGGTATTTGTCAACGCGTTCTTCGACAAGCGTGAAGACACCATTCTTTACGGCGACAAGCGTGAGCCGGTTTCGAAGACCAAGCGGATGTTCGGCCGAGCGGTGAACGGTCAGATCGGCTGGCCCTACGGTGTTCCTGACGCCCTGGGAGGGATGGCGTGGGCGGAACAGATGCGACAGTTCCTCATCTCTGGCAAGAAGATGTCCGACGCTATGGCGAAGATCTGGGCGAGTGCGAAAGTCAATACTCCCGGTGGGGGTTCCAATGTTGCCGCAAAGGTTGGCGGCATGACCGGTGACGGTAATACTGCCGTGATGGGGGCTAACAACTCTCTCACTCCGCTTTCAACCGCGGGTCAGTCTTACGATTTCGCCAAGGGGCTGCCGATCATTGCCGCGTTCGCCGCCTACCTGGGGATCTCGGCTATTGAGCTGACCGCTAACCCCGGCTCGGCTGGCGCATCGTACGGTTCGGCCAAGGCGCTTGACATCAGTACACAGAAGATGACAAAAGCTCGCCGCCAGTTCCACATCGATTTGGACCGGGAGATTCTGGAATGGCTGGGAGCACCTGCCGATTTGGACATCTGGTTCGACAGTCTTCTCGACGAGGACCAGAAGTATCGTCAGGATCAGCGCCTTGCGCTCCGTGGTGGTACTGGTCTGTTTACGGCGGAGGACTTCAAGAAGATGTTCGCTCATGCCGATGGACGGGAGCAGTTGGGCGAGATCCCGGACGGGTGGATCATTCCCCGAAACATTAACTTCCCCGAGTCCGACACCAACGACGCTTCCCCGGATGCTGCGGCAAATGGTGGGGATTTGGTTCCCACGCAGGGCTCTCCCGCGGCTCTGACGGGTGGTGGTTCGGGCGATCAGAACGCCAATGACCTCCGAAGTGACACAATCACCTGACCAGCGCTGAGTATTCGTTAGCAATAGAGTAAACTGGGATGGACATGTCAGATACTTTCCTTGCGGAGTCGGCCGCTATCGCCCCAGTGAAGAAGGCTGGGCGGTGGCTGGTTAACATTGCCGTCCCCGGCCAGGGCACCACTGGTAAGTATTCCGCCGCTATGCTGGCCGAATATGGCCCCAAGGCATTCCCTGCCGGTACCAAGTCGTACTTCAAGCACTCCAAGCCCGAGGACCGGGACCCTCGCGACCAGATCGGCGTTCTGAAAGAGGGCGCATTCTGGAACCCGGATGAGGAAAAGCTTCAGGGCTACCTTGACCCGTTCCCCCGCTGGAACCCGCTTCTGGAGGAAATGGGTGAGCAGGCTGAACTTTCCATGTACGTCATGGACTGGGAGAAGGATTCCGAGGGAAACATCACCCGCCTCGGCCCCCACCGCGCTAACAGCATTGACGCTGTCGCTTTCGGTGGCCTGGCTGGCTCTGGTTTGAAAGAGCAGCTTTTTGAAAGTCTTGTCGAGTCCGCGATTGCTGGATTCGACGCTAAACCTGGCGTCACCTCGGCGCAGGAGAATAAGGGAAACAACAAGATGGAAGAGAAGCTGGATCTTATCCTCAGCAAGCTCGCCCTCGTTGAGACCTTCATTGCCGATTCCAAGGCTTCGGCCACGGATAAGGTCCAGGCCAAGGTTGACGCCGAGGCTGTTGCTGATGCAGTTCGCGAGTCCGTGGAGTCTTATGACGCCAAGGTCAAGCTGATTGACGATGCTGAGGATCTTCTTCCGAGCCAGCGCGCTGAACTGCGCGAGGCTGCGAAGAAGGGTGACGACATCACCCCGCTTCTGGAGAGCGCAAAGAAGATCACCGAGGAGTTCAAGGCTCTTTCCGAGTCTGCCCATTCCACGTCTGGCTACGGCCGGGTCGTGGGTTCGACCTCCTCTAACGAGGACTGGACCGTTTCGAGTGTGACCTTCTAATGGCTACTAACATGACCCGCAAGTTCAGCCGCACTGAGGTGTGGCCGGTCGGATCGAACGTTGCCCCCGGCGTTGGTGTCTTCAACAGCACCACGGCGAACAACGCTCCTCAGCCGGGCGTTACTCTCACCGGTTCTGGCAACTACACCAAGTCGCAGGCCATTGGCCCGTACAACGTCTCGGGTATTCCCGCGGGCGGCGTCGGCCTCAACGCCAACGACGCTACCGTTGCGCTTGATGGCGCTTTCCGCTTCAACGTCACTGGTGCCACCACCAGCACGGTGAAGAATGCCATCGTCTACGCAACCACCTCGGGCACCGCCCCGAACCTCGTTGTTACCGGTTACACGCTTACGGCTGGCGCGAACACCAAGTTCGGCAAGATCGACCGTTATATCGGTGAAACCTCGGGCACGGAATGCTCTGTCACGATTGGAGTGTTCTAACATGTCTGAGATCCACGAGTACAAGGACAAGTTCACCCTTGACGGTCGCCTGAAGCCGAATGAGTTCGGGCGCATCAGCAAGTCCAAGGTTGCCAAGGTCAAGGCGCTGTGGGAGTCGGCTAACTCCGGCGACCGTATCGCTGACGCCACCCTGTCGGAGTCGCTGACCACGTCGGACGCGATCTTCAACGCGATCTACCTGGCTAACCTCCAGACCCTGCCCCAGTTCGACCGCCTGCCCCGTACCTGGTCGCAGGTTGCCAGCGTTCGAGTTCTTCCGGACTTCCGCCCCGCGGTTCTCCAGGGACTCTTCGGCGGCTTCGTCGGACTGAAGCGTGACGGTGTGACTGGCCCCATCAACCCGGCTGGCATTGCGCCTGTCGTTGCCGAGCTGGACGCGTACCCCTACGCCACCATCTCGTCGGTTGAGGCGGCTTACGGTCAGATCAAGAAGCGCGGTTTTGTGACCGGCTGGTCGTGGGAGGATCGGATTAACGATTCTGCCGCTGGCTTCCTCGACACCATTCCCCCGGAGATGCTTCAGGTTGCCCTGGACTCCGAGGAGTGGGAGGTGTACAACGCCCTCATCACTGGTGTCGGCGCTGGACAGCAGCTCCAGGCTGGAACCACCTACTCCGGTGGAACCGTTCCGGTTAACTCGCCCCTGTCGCGTGACGCGGTGCTTCTGGCTCTCCAGCAGCTCGCTCTTCGCCAGGTCAACGGTCGCTACGTCGGGCAGTCGTCCAATGGGTACAACCTTATTGTCCCGATTGGCGCTTCGGCGCAGGCCAAGTTCATCCTCAGCCAGAACATCGTTCAGCGCGTCCCCGGTTCGTCCGGTGGATACGTTCTGTCGATTGCTGACCAGGATGCCCAGCTTGGTTCGATCTCCGTTATC